CTAGCGATTTAGATAATAATCTTCAAGATAAGTTGGAAAAGCAAGGTTATATTTCTCTTGCGGATGAATGCTGTGGAGCAGGAGCAACCCTTATAGCTGCTATTAATACTATTAAAAGAAAGATGGAAAAAGCAACGCCATCGATGAACTTTCAAAGACATTTACTGGTTGTCGGACAGGATATTGATGAAACAGTTGCTCTTATGTGCTATATACAAATTTCTTTACTTGGTGTAGCTGGTTATATAAAAGTTGGAAATTCTATAACAGATCCGATGACCACGGATGATGATAAGAACAAATACTGGTATACACCTATGTACTTTTCAGATATTTGGGTGATTAGAAGATTTTAATAACAAAGAAAGGATGACACCATATGAAAAAGAGATATTCAATTTCTCAAAGAAAGTGCGAGCAGGGACTGGTAGCTTTTTATGGTTATGTAGCCGGGATGTGCAATATAGAAGTTACAGAAAAGAGCACATTTGATTGCACGAAGATTTGTGTAACAAAACCTGTGCAGGATTCCATAATACGATATTATTCTGAATATCAGAAATTATCAGATGAAGAAATCGGTACAAGATTGCTTCTGTGTGGACCTAAAGCAAATCTCACAGGTGATGGATACGAAGTTGAAGTTGAGGATGGTTTTGTTATTGAGGGCAAATAAATGGCAGGTGTTACATTAAGAGACTATCAATTAGATGCAATAAAAAGGATGAAAACAGGTTGCATTTTATGTGGTGGTGTTGGAAGTGGAAAATCCTTAACTTCAATAGCTTATTACTATGTGCGAAATGGTGGAATTATTGGGACTGATATTTATGAACCAATGGACGACCCACCTAAAGATTTGTACATTATAACGACCGCCAGAAAGCGTGATACTTGTGAATGGGATGGGGAATTAGCACCATTTTTATTGTCTACACATGATGATGCGAATTTATATTCTAACAAAGTGATTGTGGATTCATGGAATAATGTGAAGAAGTATTCGGATGTAAAAGACGCTTTCTTTATATTTGATGAGCAAAGAGTCGTTGGAAGCGGAACATGGGTAAAGGCATTCTTGAAGATCGCGAAAAGTAACGAGTGGATTTTGTTATCTGCCACACCCGGGGACACTTGGCAAGATTATATACCAGTTTTTGTTGCGAATGGGTTCTATAAAAATCGAAGTGAATTTACAAGAGAACATATTGTTTATAGCAGATTTAGCAAGTTTCCGAAGATTGACAGGTATCTTAATACAGAACGTTTAACCAGGCTTCGGAATAAAATTCTTGTTAATATGGATTTCAAACGAGAAACGGTATCACATCACGAAGATATTTATGTTGGATATGACACCATTAAATATAAGGAAGTAACTAAAAATAGATGGGACCCATATAAAAATGAACCCCTCCAGAATGCAGCAGGACTTTGCTATGTATGGCGGAAGCTTGTAAATATTGATGAATCAAGACAAGTGGCTTTGCTTGAGGTTATGGAGAAGCATCCGAAAGCTATTATATTTTACAACTTTGATTATGAGTTGGAGCTATTGAAAAATATTCTGACAGAATATGAAGTTGCAGAATGGAACGGTCATAAGCATCAACCAGTTCCGACAAGTGATAAATGGGCTTATCTTGTTCAGTACAATGCTGGAGCAGAAGGATGGAACTGCATCACAACGGATACAATTATATTCTTCTCGCAAAATTATTCTTACAAAATAATGGCTCAGTCAGCAGGAAGAATTGACAGGATGAATACACCATTTAAAGACTTGTATTATTATCACTTAAAATCTCGCTCTGGAATAGATACAGCCATAGCTAGAGCATTAAAAGAGAAAAAGACGTTTAATGAAAGGAGATACGTAAAATGGTAAACAATTCAGTAAAGGTAGTAGGACAGATACGATTAGGTAGCAGTGTTCTTGATGTGTATGGTGATTTGGATGAACCATTGTTCAAGGCAGCAGATATAGCAAATATTATTGAGTATAGTTACGGAAATACGTGGCGAATGCTTGATATGTGCGAGGCTGATGAAAAACTGAACCTACCAATGGTAGTTGCAGGTCAGAGAAGATCTGTAAGTTTTGTAAATGAGCACGGATTGTATAGTATTCTTTCACAGAGTAGAAAAGAAATTGCCAGAGCTTGGAGAAGGGTTGTTCACGATGAACTTATCAATCTCAGACGAATAAAAGGGTTTGATATTTCCGAGCAGTTTGATGAATGGAACAACGCTATGGACAATATATATTTCGACGAAGCAACCGGACAGCTTATGCAATCAGTCACTACTCCTGGCGGAGATGTAGAACAGATACCATATAAAGGATAGGTGCTTTATGGAAAATGTATATTTAGAAGTTGATTTTGAAAAATATTGCAAGACTTGCGAGCATAAAGATTTGGATGAGAAATGTGACCCTTGTTGTGAGTGTTTAGACCATGACTGCAATACTCAATCAGAAAGACCTGTAAATTGGAAGGGGAAGAATGAATAAAGGTACAGAAATAGAAAAGGTAATTGCATATTTAGAAAAACGAAAACAAGAAGGATATACACATGTAGCTATAACAACACCAGATAAAATGTATGATTCAAGTATTTTTTATGACGAATGCAGTAGAAAAAATGAAGGTGTGTTGCGTATAGGTTCATCATGCCCTAGGTGTTTGACCTGCTTTAACTATAGTAAGTACCGAAAGGAGGATATTCAATAATGAGAGATACAGTTTTAGTAAGCATTGATTATGATGATAAGACCAATAAAGGTGTACTGTGTGTTGGAAGACAGTTGCCGAATAAATCTGTTGATATTGTTAATGCAATCGATGGTCCGGAAGCTAAAGAGCTGTTTGTAAAGTTAATCACGAAAAAGGCGGTGAAGAAATGAGCTTCCAGTATGACCAATATTTAGCAAATCACAGGGCTAATGTTAAAAGAGGATTTGACTGGCTATGTGAAAATTTATCAGATGTTACGAATGATATTTCAGATGCAGCTTGGCAGATTGAATTTGCTCATGATAAGTCTAAAGATGAAGAAGACGAGTATAATGCATACGATGCATATTTTTATGGAAACAACAGGTCTTATAAAGTCGTCCAGGATTATCAAAAAGCATGGCTTACACACATTCATAGAAACCCACATCACTGGCAGTATTGGATACTTATTCATGACGATATGGAAAATGGAGAATTAGAGACCATTCTTGAAATGCCATACAATTATATTGTGGAGATGATTTGTGATTGGTGGGCTTTTAGTTGGGCTAACGGAAATCTGTATGAGATATTTAACTGGTATGCCGAACATTCTAAATTCATGAAACTTGCGCCTAGAACTAGAGAAACTGTTGAGAATATTCTTGATAAGATAAGGAACAGACTTGATAGTATGGAAGTTGAGCATAGTGGTGTAAAAGGAATGAAGTGGGGTGTTAGGAATGGTCCTCCATATCCGATAAAAGATAACGGACGTGTTGCAGCTGTACAGAAACATGGTAAAATAGTAGAAGATGCAATTAATTCTGGCGAAGTAATAAAAACAATAAACAAAGACAAGCAGAATCGTCATAACAAAACGCAGCATACACCTGGAAGAAGTTACTTAAATGGCGATATAGAGTATGCACAGAAATTAGTTGATAAATACAGCGGAACTGGAGAATCAAAACTTGACCGTAATGGAAAGTGGAATCATCGAGAAAGAATATTTGCCGATGAGGATATTGGTATATATGTGGACGAGCAAGGTGCGGAAACACCATCAAATGTTGGAATGATAATATATTCTAATACTGGCACACATATTTATCCAGCACGAAGAAAGGAGAACGAATAAATGAAACTCAATCAAAGTCTTGAGGGAAAGAACGTGAAAATAACTTGCACGGACGGTGAAGTGTTCACTGGTATTGTAAGTGATTATATTTTCCCAGATGATAATGAGCCAGAGGGCGTTGCTGCCATAGATATTGACAATTGCCCTCAAAAATTAGGCGAAAGCGTTAGCTTTAATGAAAATGAAATAAAAGATATTGAAATAATGGAATAGGTGATATTTTATGACAGATTTTAATATTAAAGAATATCTTGGTGACTTAACAAGTCATGTTATGTTTGAATACAATGGATATTCTTGCGGAGTAGATCCATTATCACTTGACAAATTTGATATGTGGTATGGTGATAAAAGCATGACTGCTCATTCAATCGAAGAGGTTATGGAAACAAAATTCTTTGATGGAGAATCTCTTAAAGATATTTGGGATGACATAACTGATTTAGAATATTAACTTATATTTACGAAACCCATGAGTCATTATAGGCTTATGGGTTATTTTTATTTAAAGGAGACGAATACAATGGAAAATAATATTATTGCAGTAGATTTTGATGGAACTTTATGCGAGAACAAATACCCGGAGATTGGTGAGCCGAATATGGAACTTATTAACTTCCTTATGAATTGCCAGACTTGTAGAAACGAGGAGCAGACAAAGGCGGCTGTTGATTGGTGTTCAGAGAAAGGGCTTATCTTTGACGCTGTTAATGAGAATCTTCCGGAAATTATTACAGAGTTCGGTGGAGATGCAAGAAAGATATTCGCGAATGTTTATATCGATGACAGGAATGTATCTTTATATTCTTGCAGAAAAAAGACCTCTATGGATTTATGGGCTGAAAATGAGGTGGAGCTGGCTTGTAAACGTGAGAAATCTGGAGACGATGGGGACGGATTTTCTGAGTATGGATGTGCTTGCTACAGGAGCGCATTAAAGGCATTTAACAGCCTTATGGAGGATGGACATAGTGGTATGAGTATTGGAATTACTAGAAATATTCTTAACCGCTTAATTGCAGGAAAGCCATTAACACCAATTGTAGATACTGATGATATTTGGGATGCCGGTGCTAGTTTTGAGAAAAATGGAGAGAACTCAATTCAGTGCAAACGAATGAGTTCTCTGTTCAAGCATATTAAAGAAGACGGATCAATTAGTTACAACGATGTAGCAAGGACTGTATGTGTGAGCATTCATAATCCGAACAGTACATATCATAGCGGATTAGCTGACAAGATTATGGACGAAATGTTTCCTATTAGTATGCCTTATGTTCCGTCAACTAAACCATTTTATGTATATTGTGAAGATTTCTTATATGATACAGAAAAAAATGGAGACTTTGATACTGTTGGTGTATTTTATGTGATTACTCCAAATGGAGAAAAGGTTAAGATTAACCGTTTCTTTGCAGAGAAGGACAATAAATTTGAAGAGATAGATATTTTCAAATATGATGCAAGAAAAGAGGCTGCGGAGCAATTAAAGAAAGCTGGTGAAAAGAATGATTAATTTCCTTTTAGGATTTGGTTTTGGATCTATTCTCAGTGTATTTTGTTTATGTCTATTACAGGCTTCAAGCAAATTAGATGAGATGGAAGAAAAATTCAGAGAGGAGCCGGAGAATGAACAGAACTAGATTTATTCAAGGTTTAAATAGTAATATTGAACTTTCTGATAAAGAGAGAAGACGAGCTATACGAAATAGCATAAATAAGAGACCTTGGAAATTGAATTGCACTATTGCTATGGAGGAATTTGCAGAACTCACACAGCAGGTTAGCAAACAAATTAGGGGTTATGGTGACAGAATTGGACTCATAGAAGAGATGGCAGATGCTTATATTTGCTTGAAACTTCTGGAGTCCATTTTTAATATCTCACCAGAAGATATGCAGAAAGCAATTGATGTGAAGATGGATAGAGAAAGGAAAAGATAGTGAATCGAACTACAAAAATTAATGTTCTTGCATATGCTTCACGACCAGAAATGGATATCAACTACTTCGGAGATATTGTTGAATATCAGGGAAAAAGATATTTTGTCAGTCTCTCCGAAGAAGTGGTTGAATTTCGTGGAATTGTGAAAGAGGAGAAAATATATGAGCAATAACATAAGCACAATGTATACAAAGAGCCAAAACCTGAAAGCTGGACGAAAAGGATATGCTGCTTGGAAGACTGAAAAAGACACTGCTATATCTCCAGCGGCTTATGGTGATTATATTTTACAACATAAAAAAAGAGGTAAGAAAAGATGAAGTTAATTGAGTTTAAAGCTGAACTAATAACTCGTTGGTATGAAATAGCACCTTTTTCAGAAATATCGATATGCGAGGATGACCGTTATGGAGGTTTATTAAAGATACATATTGAATGGATTTGCAGAGGAACGGTACGTTGCTATGATACTTTACTTAGTTATAGTGAACTTTCAGACACAAAATATAATGCAATGGATACTATACTAAACACACTCACAGGAGCTTATTATTCAACACTTCTTTTAAAGAATAAGGAGAAATTATGATTAGATTAATAGTAGATGGATATTGTGAAAACTGTCCTGAATTTTGTGCTGATGTAGAAAAAACACATGTATACACCGATGAATTACAGATCACTAACACAGTAATTATGTGCGAGCATAGAAACAGATGTAAATGCATAAAAGACATGATACAAAAAGAGAAAGTGAGGTAATGCGATGATTAAACTGGAAGATCTATTATTAACTGCATACTGTGACGTGGCTATTATGGACAATATATATCCTGTGATGACAATTAATTACAAATATGATGCATGGAAACATTTTTCAAAAGATTTCTTAGATAGAGAAGTTGAAAAAATCGACACTTACAATGATAGAGTCAGAATTTGGCTAAAAGAGGAGGTCACGAAGAAGAAATGATTAAATTAGAACACGTAGTTCTGGCGAGTCCGGAGCAGATGGAATTTATTATTGAGGGTATGCGTAATCCTATGAATAGCTGGGAGAAGAGCGATAGTGATAGTGAAATTAAATACGAATCATGGCACGATATGTCAGGTGGTAAATATGAGATAGGACCTAACGACCACTCTCTAATGCAGCGCTTATCCAATGCTGGTACAGATCATAGAAAATTTATGAGGATGATGCCGGTGTATGTGAGAATTACAGCACCGTTATATTGGTGGAAAGAATTTGATACTTACAAGGTTGGCACTGTTGCTAATAGTTGCAGTACCATGCATAAGATTCAGGCTAAGGAATTTAGACTTGAGGATTTCAGTTGTGAACATTTGATTTCAGACTGGATCGGAGATAATAACGATGCTATCTGGTATAAAGACCCACCTAAAAATGGACCGATTGAATGCCCGATAATATTTTCTCCTCTGGATGCTTTAATAATCACTATTGGAGTATTAAATACGAACCGAGAAGCTTATCTTAAAACAAAAGACAAAAAGTTCTGGTGGCAGATGATTCAGCTTCTTCCGAGCAGTTATAACCAGACACGTAATGTTATGATAAATTATGAAGTTCTGGCAAATATTTATAAATCTCGCAAAGACCATAAGCTGGACGAATGGAGGAACTTATGCAAGTGGATTGAAGAGCTTCCGTATTCTGAGTTGATTACTGGAGGTGCCGAATGAACGATAAATATATAAGTATTATCACCAACTTTGGATGTCACTATACTTGTCCATATTGCATCGTTAAGAATAACAACCTAGATATTCCTAGAACAACAATTAATGGTTTGGACTCATTGTGGCTCGAAATTGTAAGGAATCAATGTAATTGGGTTTCTTTATCTGGAGGTGGAGACCCATTATGGCATTATAGTGAACACAAGGACTGGTATGATAAATTTTTTGAAATTACAGAAGATTTAAACATAGAACTTCATACGAGTTTACCTAATGTTTCTGGAGCACCATATGATGCATTTGACAGGGTAGTGTACCACTTACATAGCTTAGAGCAGTTATACAGTATCAAACGACAAAATTGTGCAATCGTCAGGGTTGTGTTTGTAGTAACCGAGAATTTTACAGAAGATCTTATTAATCGTATAGCTATATTTTGTGCGAATTCAGATGATATTGACGAGCTTAGTTTCAGACAGATGGTAGATAATCATTATCAAGAAACTTATTACTGTTACAAATATTTAAAAGCTGGTCATAAAAAATTGTGGTGGTATATAGAGCAGAATGATTACAATTTATATTACTGCCAGAATAAAGTCTATACAGAATATAAGAACATTGGAAGATAGGAGACAAGTATTAATGCTGAAGTGGTTAAGAAAGATATTTCATAAGAAGCCAGATCCGTGTGATGGATGTGATATGGCTATGCTTACAAGTTGGATTTCCTGTGATACTTGCGTAAATGGATGTAATAAGCGGAAAGCTACAGAAAAAGAACTTGGCGATTTTATGAAATATAGAGGAAGTCTTATGGGTAAGGAGTGATATTTTGACAGTTATAGTAAAAGACTACTGGAAGTCTCATATCAATGCTGTAATTTATGGATATTGTGTTTGCGGGCGAGAGGTACAGCACTTAGCTAAGAAGATTGATGAAAAGTGCCCCTTATGCGGAGCAACTCTTGAGTGGAATTTATCAGATAAGAAATTATGGCATAACGGAAAGGAGAACGAAACAATATGACACATGATAAGTATGATACTGATATTTTAAAAACTCTAAAGTCTATAGATGCGAGTTTGAAGAGTATTGCCAAAAGTGTACAGCCAGTAAACACAACAGTCGTTATTGATAACAACTCAGAAGAGGCTGTAAAAGAGTTCCTAAATTCATTACATAGAAAAAATGTTCAACGGGAGGATGCGGGATGTTAGCAAAGATTTTTGGTGTTTGTGTAGCACTGCTTATTATATTTGTAGGGATACCGTCATTCGCCATTGGATTAGTTATATGGTGGAATTTTGTTCACTACATATTCTTTGAACCTAGTAGAAATGAATGTGGCGAAATTGATGAGTGCATCGGCTGTAATATTGAGGATTGTTATGATATTCATGGTGATGGTACAAACAAGAAGTGTAAATGGAAAAATTTAATCGATAAGGAAGCGGAGGAAATGAAAGATGACAATTAATGAGTTATTGCCTATTTTAATACTGTTGTTTGTGGTGTTTATTTTGGTATATACACTTACAACTAGAATTTTAGAAAGTTTTGAGTATGAGTCAAAGATGGAGACGCTTGGTAAAGTTTCAAAAGCTTTGATAGAAAAAGGTGTATTGATTGATTATAAGGGCTTTACGGAATTACTGGACTTAGAAAAGGAAAATAAGAAATAGCAAATTAAGGAGAAGTAAATGCGTATGATTAGTGGGTTCGGTTACAGAAATCCAGAAGGTTATCCGGACCCAACTGCGTATAGTGCAATAAATAATGTAGAGAAAACACCTGTAGAAAACAAAACATCACCAGAAGATGAAGAACGTTTTCACAAGCTTTTAAATACTATATTTACTATATGTGAGTTGGCTGGATTTCATATCGAAGGAAGAATTGCTATAAAAGACTGTAAAACAGGTAAAATTTGGAGGTAACTATATGAAAATATGTAAAGTAAGACCAGATCACTCGACCTGTTCCGCTTGTTTAGCTACTCAGGAAATGTGTAACGTGGTCGATGATTGTAACAAATGTAAATTAAATACTGATACTTATGAATTATTGCAGATTGGAGCTGGATTTTTGGGCGTAGGTTACGCAATGGTTCAAAAAGATGGAAAAATAACCAAAGTGTCATTAAGTCGTGTTTATGATGTAAAGGAGGCTTTATAATGGATATGGAATATGATGACATTTTACAGACATTATGTGATGTGTGGGAAAAAGTTAAGGATGTTATGAGGAAATTTGCCGAACGATTAAGGGAACTTTTCGGAAGCTTATCTAAAGTCGTTGAGCCTGGAAAGCCTATAAAGGTAACAGATTATCGATGTCATAGGGACTTTTACGTTCGTGCAGAGTATACATATATTCCAATATTCCGCAGAAATATGCCGTATCACAGAAGAAATTTTTAAGATTTGGAGGTAAATTTGCAGGTGGATAAGCGTGGAAGACCGCCTAGAGACGACGGAGAAGTAAAAAATAAGCAGTATAGATTGCGTTTGTCGGACAGTGAGGAGTCGATTTTAGATGAATTATCGACTGAATATGGTATGCCAAAGGCTGAAATTCTAAGAAGAGGACTAAGAATGCAGCATAATTTACTGAGACATACCGGGTAAATTGATAAAAATTGGTTGAATTCTTGGATATCCATTTAATCATTTTTGGTCATTTTCTACCCACTTTTGAAAAAATAAAAACGGGTAGAGACTGAAAAATTTGGGCAAAAGTGCGAAAAATATTTAGTGGATATCCAACTTTGGTCAAAAATTTGGGTTTTCTGCCCACTTTTTAAAACGTTTTTGTCCATAGACCGAATGCCCGCAAGCCCAGTATTTATGCGGGTTCCGAATTCTTGGATATCCAACTTTGGTCAAAAACCCACTTTTTTTTCAACTCTAATGTGAAGAAAAAGTTTAATAAATATATATAATTAGCAAAAATTTTTGGGTTTTTGTCCAAGAAGGTAGTTCCAGCTCAAGAAGCGACTTTAAATTTAGTTTCAGCTATGGTATAATTTAAGAGCCACACAATCATATATTGCTAAACGTTTAAGGGAATGACTTTGGTAAAAAGTGTATTCTCTCTTTACTTGTACCCTTAGACGGAAAGCAAGATTGTGTGGCAACAATGGGAGATGCCTTTTTCGGTGCGTCTCTCAGATGGGGCGCACTTTTTATTTTGCGTTTCCATATTGATGTTCTGGATATATGGAGGAGCAAGTGTTATGGATAATAAAAATAACAAACAAGTCGGCGGTAAGAAAAAAATAGAAGCTGGAGGAGCAATAGGTGCTGTTGGCGGAATAATATTCAGTAATCTAATTCAGCCTTACATTAAAGAATTTGTAAATGCTATAGTTAATAAACTTGACTATCAAATAAAGAATAGTAAAGATGGTAAAATAACAATTCCGGATATGTGTCAGCCAGATTTTCCTTTGGATGTAGAGACTGTTGTATCGTTATTAGAAGATAAAAAATTTATAACGGCGACAGTTCCTTTACAATTAAAGGATGCAAATTCAAAATATAAAGATTGCATTAATAATCAAGTTGTAGGAACAAGTCCTAAACAAGGAAAAAGAGTTGAACTTGAAAGTATCATAAAAGTTAGATACATAACTCAAGAAGTGATCGATGCTAGTATAAAAATTTTTGAAGATGAAGAAAAAGCCAAAGCTGAACTTAAAGAACATAAAGCAATAGAGAAACAGGAACGTAAAGACCACAGAAAAGAAAAAGTTTCAGAAGTAACTGATAAGGCAAGAAACACAATCAGTCACATATTTAAGAAAGGAGATGGCAACAAGGTATCTGAGAAATAACAGCTAAATATATTTTTGAAGACAGAGATGCTTAATTGTGTCTCTGTTTTTTTATGCTCTTTTTTGCGCGCGAAAAATACATTCCCTTTTATGAGGAGAGAGGTAAAATATGCATTTTTAACAGCATTCACTTTCTCTTTTGATATTTGTGAAAGGAGCTTACAAAATGTTAGAAAACAAATTCCAGGCTAATTTAATTAAAGAGCTTAAGAAACTTTTTCCTGGATGCATCGTTATGAAGAATGATGCGAGTTATATTCAAGGTATTCCAGACCTGCTAATTCTTTATAATGATAAGTGGGCTTCTTTGGAATGTAAAAAAAGCGCGTCGGCTAATAAACAGCCTAATCAAGAATATTATGTGGACCAAATGAACAGGATGTCTTTTTCTCGTTTTATTTGTCCAGAGAACAAGGAGGAAGTATTATATGAACTTCAACAATCATTCCAATCTTGAGGGACAGCACGCTTTTTTAGGAGCTAGTAAATATCATTGGATTAATTACAGCGAAGATAAAGTTGCCGATGCCTATTCAAAATTTCTTGCTACTCAGAAAGGTACCGTGTTACATGCATTTGCTGCACAGTGTATTTCTTTGGGACAGAAATTACCAAAATCACAAAAAACTTTGAATATGTATGTTAATGATGCCATTGGTTACAAGATGACACCGGAGCAGACATTATTTTATTCTGAAAACTGTTTTGGAACAGCAGACTCAATTTCATACAGGTCTGGATTACTTAGAATTCATGATTTGAAGACAGGCATAATTCCAGCACACATGGAGCAGCTTATGATTTATGCCGCTCTTTTTTGTTTGGAATATAAAGTAAAACCTGCTGATATTGATATGGAATTAAGAATCTATCAGAACAATGAAGTTCTGTATCATAATCCAACAGCAGAAGATATAGTTCCAATTATGGATAAAATCATTACCTTCGATAAGGTTATAAGAAAAATAAAAGAACAGGAGGGTTAATCAATGAATCGAATAGCTAAAGTATTATCTCAAATTTCTGATGATATGCTTATGCATTACGGTGTTGCCAGAAGGTCTGGTCGATATCCATGGGGTTCTGGAGATAACCCTTATCAGCATAGTGGAGACTTTCTGAGTCGTGTGCAGTCTTTGAAAAAGTCTGGTATGAGTGAAACAGATATTGCTAATACTATGGGGCTTACAACAACTCAGCTTAGAACACAAATGAGTCTTGCTAAAGATGAAAGAAGAGCAGTGCAGGTTGCAACAGCCAAAGACCTTAGAGAAAAAGGTTACAGTTTGAATGAAATCGCTGACAAGATGGGATTTGCAAATGACTCATCTGTAAGGTCTTTATTGAATGAAAATTCAGAAGCCAGAATGAACCAGGCGAAAGCCACTGCTGATGTTCTTAGAAAACTTATTGATGAAAAAGGTATGATTGATGTCGGTACCGGAGTTGAAAGAGAACTTGGAGTATCGAAAGAGAAACTTAACCAGGCTCTTTATATTTTGGAAATGGAAGGTTATCCGATTTATGGAGGTGGAGTTCCACAGGTTACTAATCCAGGAAAACAGACAAACATAAAAGTAATCTGTCCTCCTGGAACAGAACATAAGGATATTTATAATTATGAGGATGTGCATTCTGTAAAAGACTATATTTCTTATGATGGTGGTGAATCTTTTAGAAAAGGCTTTGAATACCCTTCTAGTATGGATTCTAATCGACTTGCTATCAGATACAAAGAAGATGGCGGTATTAACAAAGATGGTGTTATAGAACTTCGTAGAGGAGTCCAGGATCTATCATTAGGCGATTCGCATTACGCACAGGTTCGAATAATGGTAGATGGAAAGAAATATCTAAAGGGAATGGCTGTCTATTCTGATGATATGCCAGATGGAGTTGATGTTATTTTCAATACCAATAAATCAAAATCAGTTCCTAAAATGGAAGTTCTTAAGGATATTAAGAATGACCCGGATAATCCTTTTGGTTCTTTGATAAAGGAACATGGTGGTCAAAGTTATTACGATGACCCAAAAGGAAAGTATACAGACCCCGTAACTGGAAAGAAACAGAGTTTGTCTTTAATCAATAAGAGAGCCGAAGAAGGAGATTGGGGCGAATGGAGTAAAACACTTCCATCTCAGTTCTTATCAAAACAGAGTCTATCTCTTATTAAAAAACAGTTGGGTCTAGCAACGGCAGATAAGCAATCTGAATTTGATGAGATTTGTTCATTAACCAATCCTACAGTAAAGAAAACTTTATTGAAATCTTTTGCTGATGATTGTGATTCAGCTGCTGTACATTTGCAGGCTGCGGCATTACCAAGACAGAAATATCAGGTAATACTTCCATTGACAACCATTAAAGATAATGAGGTTTATGCACCAAACTATAAAGATGGTGAAACAGTTGCCTTAATTCGTTATCCTCATGGAGGAACTTTCGAGATACCAATTTTGAAAGTAAATAATAAGTTAGCTGAAGGAAAGAGTGTTCTTGGTAATACTCCGGCTGATGCCATTGGTATTAATAAAAAGAATGCCGATAGATTGTCCGGAGCTGACTTTGATGGTGATACCGTAATGGTAATACCTTGTAATTCTTCAAAGAGCAAAGTAAAAATTACTTCTACACATTCTTTAAAAGGATTAGAGGATTTTGATACAAAGGATGCATATGGTCCAGATTCTAGTAAACCTGTAAAAGTAGATTCTAAAGGAAAAGAATACTACACCAGAAATGGTAGAACATACCAAAGGATGACAAATACTCAGACTGAAATGGGTAAGATTTCTAACCTTATTACAGATATGACTTTGAAGGGTGCTACTGAACCAGAATTAGCAAAAGCTGTTCGTCATAGTATGGTTGTTATTGACGCTCAAAAGCACAAGCTTGACTATAAGCAGAGTGAAATTGATAACGACATTGCAACTTTGAAGAAGAAATACCAAGGCACAACAGATTCAAATGGTCACTATCATGAAGGCGCGTCTACTCTTATCTCAAGAGCAAAATCTGAAACGTCTGTATTAAAGAGAAAAGGAAGCCCTACTATCAATGAAGATGGTTCTCTAAGTTACAAAGAAGTTAAAGAAACATACACTGACAAAGATGGAAAAATAAAAATTCGTACTCAGAAGAGTACAAAGATGGCTGAAGTTAAGGATGCAAGAGAATTATCATCCGGCACCCCACAAGAAGAAGCGTATGCAAAATATGCAAATTCTATGAAGTCTTTAGCAAATCAAGCAAGAAGAGAAATGGTTAATACTGGAAAGATTGCCTATTCTGCTTCTGCAAAAGCAACCTATCAGTCTGAAGTAGACTCCCTTATGGGAAAATTAAATGTTGCTTTAATGAACGCCCCTCGTGAAAGACAAGCCCAGACTATTGCCAATGCAGAGGTTCAATCTAAGAAAAGAGACAACCCAGATATGACAAAGGCTGAAATTAAGAAGGCGAGTCAGCAGGCTCTATCGAAAGCCCGCAATTCTGTAGGAGCTAAGAGAACTTCTATAGATATAACTGATAAGGAATGGGAAGCTATACAGGCTGGTGCTATCAGCGAGAACAAGCTAACACAGATACTAAACAATACTAACATTGATGTTGTCAGACAAAAGGCTACTCCTCGTGCCACAACATCACTCAGTACAGCTAAACAGGGTAGAATTTCAGCTCTATCTGCATCTGGCTACAGTACATCTGAAATAGCAGAAGCTTTAGGGGTATCTACTTCAACTGTATCTAAGTATCTGAATGGAAAGGAGTGAACATAGAGAATGGATGTAACTAAGTGTGCATTGACTACAATTGACAACCCTTATGATCCGTTCGACCAGTTCACCGAATGGATGCTATATGACGAGGAGAAAGGCTATCACTCGACATCGTATCTTGGTCGCATTGCAAGGACATCGGATGAGCTATCGGATGAAGAGAATGACAAAGAGATCGAAAGAGCGATAGACGAAATCATCAAATATGATTTTAGAAACATATACAAGAAAGTGAAGAAAACACTAAAAATCACGCAGACTGTCTAAGGGTATAGGGGGGGGGTGTCTAAAAAACATACCCCCACCCATATCGCGGCGGTCTTTATTTTTCCCCCAGAGGGAAATTTTTGAAAAATGTTCTGACATATCAGCAGGGTTTTAAAGAGTTTATAGGATTATTACTGAGCGGTGGCTGGCTCATCTTTAAAGGTTGTCTCCTTTCATATACAAGAGTGTAGTAATAGTCTCTGTAAACTCTTTAAAACCCTGCTGAAACTTTATATAAAGTGTGCAGAAATTACTTAAAAGGAGGCGGTAACTATGAGGAAAGTTAAGCCAGACTCATCTTCTGATACTGCCAGTCAGCGAATGCGACCAGCAATCACACCAGAAGCAAGACAGAAACAGATGATTTCTCTTGCAACTGATTGTGCTGAGGATTTAATGAGGTCTGGTAAGGCGCCATCGCAGATAATTGTTCATTATTTAAAGCTCGGAACAAAACAGGCAGAGCTTGAAATAAAAAGAGCAGAGAAAGATTTAGCTTTAATAGATGCTAAAACAAAAAGTATTCAATCTTCAGAGCAGGCAGAGGAATTGTACAAAAATGCTCTTGACGCTTTCAGAGGATATAGTGGACAAGATATACAAACGGAGAGCGATGAATATGAGTGGGACGATTAAAACATATACAGAGCTTACACGTTTACCGACATTTCAAGAAAGATTTGAATATTTGAAATTAGATGGTTCTGTTGGAATAGAGACATTTGGATTTGACAGATATTTGAATCAAATTTTTTATAACTCAAAAGAGTGGAAAAGGCTTAGAAATGAAATCATTGTCAGAGATAAAGGCTGCGATTTGGCATGTGATGGATATGAAATTCAAGGAAATATTATTATCCATCATATGAACCCAATTACACCAGAAGACATTATTAATAGAAATGATGATCTTCTTAATCCTGAGTATCTGATATCAACGGTATTGAATACTCACAATGCTATACATTATGGTGATTCGAGCTTATTGCCACATGTGCCTGTAGAGAGAAGAAAAAATGATATGTGTCCATGGAGACATTAGAAGGAGGTTACTTATGAGTGAGGAAAGAAAAGAAAATCAGTCAGTGCAGACAGTATCTGTTACCAAGTCATCAGTAGATGCAGCAGATACCAATACAAAGAATGAGGATGTTAAAATTCTTGGTATTGTTGAAAGTTGTGGTCATCTGAGAATACGAAAAGAACCAAACAAAGAATCGGATGTTGTAGCGACAATTCCTGTTGGTACAATGGTAGAACTTGTAAATGATGAAGTTATTGATGGCTTCTATGCTGTTCATACAGAAGTAGGAGATGGCTATTGTATGGCTGAGTTCATTCAGGTTACTCGACCTGAAAAGGAGTGATTATATGGCAGCAGAGAGAATGAATGACAGTATATTAACATCTGTGAAAAAAATGTTAGGTTTGTCAGAAGAGTATGACGCATTTGATTTAGACATTATTACACATATTAATTCTGTATTCACAATTTTGACGCAGATTGGGGTAGGTCCTGGCAATGGATTTATGATTGAAGATAAAACTCCTGTATGGACAGATTTTATACAGGATAGTGGAATTTATCAGCTTGTAAAATCCTATATGGTATTAAAAGTTCGATTGCTATTCGATCCACCGATGAGCTCTGCTGTATTAGAATGTTACAAAACCCAAGTAAACGAATACGAGTGGAGATTAAAAACAATGGCTGAAAACCAGGAGGTGAACAATCAAAATGAATAATGAAATTAAACACCATGGTATTAAGGGGATGAGATGGGGAGTGCGTCGCTATCAGAGCAAAGATGGTTCCTTAACTTCTGCTGGAAGAAAAAGACAGTCTGACGGTAGCGGAGAAAAGAAAGCCACATCATCTAATACAAAGAAAAAGATTGCCGTAGCGGCAGTAAGTACAGCAACAATTGTAGCGGCAGCATATTATGTTCATAAGAATCCTGAAAAAATTGGACAGGCAATGTCAAAGTTTAAAGGAGTGAAGATGAAAGATCTTAGTCAGAAAGCAGCTGATAAGGGCAGGGAATATGTTAAGAATGCTGTGAAAGGTGCTAAGGATGGAGTAGAAGAAGCAACTAAAGAAGCACCTAAGAAAGCTGCAAAAGCAGTTGTTGCTGGCATTATCATGAACCAGACCAAAAAGGCTCTTGATTCAGCGGTAGGAAAGGAAGAAAGTGCAAAAATATTCCAGGCAAATGATAATAAAAAAATCGGAAAATTCTGGAAAGTGTCACCTGACGATAAAGATGACGATGATTAATTAATCGAAAGGAAGACACAACATGGCATTATCAAACACAGCCGTCCCGAAATATTACGGCATGTTTCGTGATGCCGTTATTCGAGGTGAGATACCAGTAAATAAGGAAATCTCTATGGAGATGAACCGTATTGATGACCTTATTGCAAATCCTGGAGTATATTATGACGATAAAGCAGTTGAAGGATTTATCTTATACTGCGAAAATGAATTAACACTTACCGATGGTTCGGATCTGAATCTTCTTGATTCATTTAAAGTATGGTCTGAACAAATTTTTGGTTGGTATTATTTCGTTGAAAGAAGTGTCTATGAACCGTCAGAAGATGGTCATGGCGGGCATTATGTTAAAAAGCATATCAGAAAGAGGCTTATTAACAAGCAGTACCTCATAGTAGCACGAGGTGCCGCAAAATCTATGTATGGTTCTTGTTTACAGAACTATTTTCTTAATGTCGATATCACGACAACACACCAGATTACAACTGCACCAACAATGAAACAAGCAGAAGAAGTCCTGTCACCTATTCGTACAGCCATTACTCGTTCGAGAGGACCATATTATAAATTCCTTACAGATGGTTCGATAATGAATACCAGCGGTTCAAAAGCCAATAGAGTTAAATTGGCATCGACCAAGAAAGGAATAGAAAATTTTCTTACCGGTTCGTTATTGGAAATTCGTCCGATGAGGATAGATAAGTTACAGGGATTGCAGCTCAAGGTTGCAACTGTTGATGAATGGTTATCTGGAGATATCAGAGAAGACGTAATCGGTGCTATTGAGCAGGGTGCGTCAAAGGTAGACGATTATTTGATTGTTGCTATTAGCTCTGAAGGTACAGTCCGTAACGGAGCTGGCGATACAATCAAAATGGAATTGCAGGACATCCTAAAAGGCGAATATATTAACCCTCATGTTTCTATCTGGTGGTACAAACTTGATTCTGTCGAAGAAGTTTCAAATCCAGATATGTGGTTGAAGGCCAATCCAAACTTAGGAAAGACAGTCAGTTATGAAACATATCAGCTTGATGTTGAAAGAGCAGAGAAAGCCCCAGCAGCAAGAAATGATATACTTGCAAAACGATTTGGTCTGCCGATGGAAGGTTATACGTATTACTTCACATATGAAGAAACTCTGCCACATCGAAAAAGAGATTTTTGGCAGTTGCCATGCTCTTTAGGTGGAGATCTATCACAGGGAGATGATTTCTGTGCATTTACGTTTCTGTTTCCATTATCTAATGGCGCATTTGGTGTAAAGACACGAAATTACATAACGCAGAGAACATTAATGAAATTACAGCCTGCAATGAGATTGAAGTATGAAGAGTTTATTAAAGAAGGCAGTCTTATTGTTATGGAAGGAACTGTTCTGGATATGATGGATGTATATGAAGATTTGGATAACTACATTATTGAAAGTGGTTACGATGTAAGGTGTTTTGGGTACGACCCATATAACGCAAAAGATTTCGTAGAACGTTGGACACAGGAAAATGGTGTATTTGGTGTAGAAAAAGTAATCCAGGGAGCTAAGACAGAATCAGTTCCACTTGGAGAATTAAAGAAATTATCAGAAGATAGGATGCTTCTGTTCGATGAAAAGCTTATGACATTTACGATGGGAAACTGTATTACTTTAGAGGATACTAACGGAAATCGTAAATTGTTGAAAAAACGATATGATCAGAAAATCGATGCAGTAGCAGCTATGATGGATGCCTATGTTGCATATAAGCTCAATCGAGATATGTTTGAATAAGGAGGAAAAATTCAAAATGGAATTAACAGTTGGCTCCAGACTGAAACACGCCTGGAATGCGTTTCTGAATCGAGCCCCCACCGCCAATTATCAGTATGGTATAGGTGGAGGATATGCATATCGACCAGACAGATTTAGACTCACAAGAGGAAATGAGCGTTCTATCGTTACCTCTGTTTACAATCGAATAGCTTTAGATGTAGCCGCCATTAACATTCAGCATGTTCAGTTGGATGATGAAGGGCGGTTTTTAAATGTTATAAAATCTGGACTTAATGATTGCCTATCATTAGAGGCAAATCTTGACCAGACAGGAAGAGCATTCATACAGGATGTAGTTATGTCAATGATGGATGAAGGTGTTGTAGCGATAGTACCTGTTGACACTACAATTGATCCAGATATATCTAACGGATTTGATATAACGTCAATGCGAGTAGGAAAAGTGGTTGATTGGTATCCGCAGCATGTAAAGCTGGAGGTATATAACGAACAGACAGGTATAAAGCAAAATATTACTATGCCAAAGAGAAGCGTAGCAATTATTGAAAACCCGCTTTATGCCGTTATTAATGAACCGAATTCTACAATGCAGAGATTGGTTCGAAAATTGAATCTTTTGGATGCTGTTGATGAACAGAGCAGTTCTGGAAAATTAGATTTAATTATCCAGTTGCCATATGTTATCAAATCTGATGCAAGAAGAAAGCAGGCTGAACTTCGAAGGAAAGATATAGAAGAACAGTTATCCGGCTCAAAGTATGGAATTGCGTATATTGATGGAACGGAACATGTTACACAGTTAAATCGTTCAGTTGAGAATAATCTGATGAAGCAGATTGAATATTTGACGAGTATGCTATATAGCCAGTTAGGTATCACTCAGAGCATATTAGATGGAACAGCAGACGAGAAGACAATGCTTAACTACTACAATAGGACAATAGAACCAATTTTGTCAGCGATTGTTGATGAAATGAAACGTAAGTTCCTTACAAAGACAGCTCGCACAAAGAATAAGTCAATTAAGTTCTTTAGAGACCCATTCAAACTTGTACCGATAAGTGAAATCGCTGAGATAACGGATAAGTTTACGAGAAATGAAGTAGCATCATCTAATGAAATGCGTCAGGTAATTGGATGGAAACCATCTGATGACCCTAAGGCAGACGAATTGAGAAATAGTAACATATCACAATCTGACTCTGGAATCGCAACTCGGACAGATGATGAAAATCAAGATATAGGAGGAGAAATTCAAAATGAAGTATGATTTTGGTGGCTATGCCACACGAAACGATCTTACTTGTAGTGATGGTCGTGTGATCAAAAAAGATGCTTTTAAAGCACAGAATGGACAGACCGTGCCATTAGTATGGAATCATAATCACGATGATGTTAATGATGTACTTGGATTAGCACATCTTGAAAATCGTAAAGATGGCGTATATGCGTATTGTGAATTTAATGACACGGATAATGGCAAGACAGCAAAAGAGCTTGTACAGCATGGCGATGTAAAGTCGCTTTCAATCTTTGCAAATCAGCTGATGCAGAAAGGCTCTGACGTAATTCACGGATTAATCAGAGAGGTTAGTCTTGTACTTGCTGGAGCTAATCCAGGAGCTTTTATTGATGACATAATTGCTCATGGAGAAGATGGTTCTGGAATTATTGCTTGCTATGATGAGGGTGTAACAGTATTTATGCACTCTGATGACAAACCGGATGACGAAGAGAAAACTAAGGATTCGGAAGATAAGAAAAAAGAAAAGTCAGAAGATGATGAGACCGTTGAAGACGTGTTAGCAACTCTTACTGAAAAGCAGCAGACAGCTGTATATGCCATGATTGGCGCAATGACTGGAGAAGACCCAGAAAACAACAATGACGACTCAGATGATAATGAAGGAGGAAAAGAAGAGATGAAACATAACGTATTTGAGAATGGTGCACAGGCACAGGATAACGCACTTTCTCATGCTGACCAGGTGGCTATCCTTGAGACAGCAAAGATGAGAACTGTTGGTACTTTTAAGAATGCATTACAGATGTATGCAGAGGAGAATGCACTTCAGCATGATGCAACTAGCAGTGGTGTTGCAACAGGAGATCTTTCTAAGCTTTTCCCAGAGTATGCAGAGGTAAGACCTGGTGCACCGGAACTTATTACTAATGATCAGGGTTGGATTAGCACTGTTATTTCTAAGGTACATAAGTCACCTATGTCAAGAATCAGAACAACACAGGCTGATATCAGAAATATTGACACTCTTAAAGCTCATGGCTACCAGAAAGGAAAGCAGAAGAAGTTAGCAGGAAACTTCAATCTCGTAAGAAGAACAACAGACCCTCAGACAATTTATGTAAAGAATGCACTCAACAGAGATGATATTGTTGATATCACCGATTTCGACTATGTTGCATATCTGTACAGCATCGATCGTATGAACCTTAATGAGGAGCTTGCTAAGGCAATTATGATTGGTGACGGTCGTGATGATGGTGCAGAGGATAAAATCTTCCCAGAGCATATCAGACCAATCTGGCTTGATGACGATCTTTACACAATTCACGTAGACCTTGATATTACGGCTATGAAGGCTGAACTTCAGGGAACAAATACCGGGGCAAACTTTGGTGATAACTATGTGTACGCTGAGGCAATGGTACAAACAATACTTTATGCAAGAGAGAATTATAAGGGAACTGGCACACCGGACTTATATTGCACACCTCATATGACAAACGTGATGCTCCTTGCAAGGGATATGAACGGTAGAAGAATTTACTCTTCTAAGGCTGAGCTCGCTACAGCATTAAATGTTGGTGGTATCTATACAGCTGAGCAGTTTGCTAATAAGACCAGAAAGACTTCTGATAATAAGATAAAGAAGCTTATTGGTATTATCGTAAATCTTCAGGATTACTCTCTTGGAGCAACAAAGGGTGGAGAGATTACACACTTTACACAGTTTGATATCGACTTTAACCAGGAGAAATCGCTTCTTGAGACACGCTGCTCTGGAGCTCTTACAAGAGTCTACTCTGCAATTGTTATTGAAGAAGATGTAACAGATACTAAGGGTCAGCAGACTGGCGGTTTAGCAGGCTAAGCTAGATCGTAGAAAGGAAATTTCAAAATGAGTAAATTTTTTGGAACAATTGGTTATTCCATATCAGAAGAAACAGCTCCCGGGGTATGGATGGACAATATTGTAGAGCATAACCATTATGGTGATGTTAATAGGAGTAAGGCTCAGCACGAAACTGGAACATCACTTAATGACAATCTCAATATTTCAAATGAGTTTAGTATTATTGCTGATCCATTTGCTTATGAGAATTTCCAGAATATGCGATATATCGTATTTATGGGAGCTAAGTGGAAAATTACGAGCGTAGAAGTTCAGTATCCACGATTAATTCTGACAGTTGGAGGTGTTTACAATGAGCAGACGACTTAAACTGCATAGTATTCTTTGCGGCATATTAGATTGCCCAGAGAGAGGAAAAGAATGTCGAGCTTATTTTCAGCCGCCAGCATCTGTTAGTATGAAATACCCTGCCATTGTGTATGCCCTTAATGGAAAAGATAAGAGGCACGCCGATGACAGGGTTTATTTGTCTTCAAATCGTTATTCGGTGACAGTTATAGACAGTAATCCAGATAGCGACATAGTAGACAAAGTATCTGAGTTACCAATGTGCAGGTTCAATACAGCCTATACCAAGGATAACTTGAATCATACAGTATATGAAATTTATTATTAGGAGGAAATCAACATGTCAAAACTTACATGGGATAATGAAGGTGAGCGATTATTTGAAACTGGTGTCAGTGAAGTCGCTCTTTACCCATTTCAGACAAATGGGTACACAAAGGGTGTTGCTTGGAATGGTGTAAGTTCTATTACAGACAGTCCTGGAGGAGCAGAGTCAAATAAGATTTATGCAGATAACATCGAGTATCTCAATCTTATGTCTGCTGAAACAGCTGGAGGAACTATCGAAGCATACATGGCTCCGGATGAGTTTGCAGAATGTGATGGTTCTGTAGAGGTTGCGCCGGGAGTATATGCAGGTCAGCAGAACCGTAAGAAGTTCGGTCTTGCATATAAGACTATTCTCGGAAACGATACAGAGTCAAATGACCATGGCTATAAGCTTCACTTAGTATGGGGTTGTCTTGCTTCTCCATCAGAGAAACAAAATTCATCTGTAAATGAGAGTCCAGAGCCATTGGCTATGTCTTGGGAATATAGCGCAACACCTGTTAAAGTTACTGCGGCTGTTAAGGGCAAGAAGCTTAAAGCAACAGCAACAATGACATTCGATTCAACAAAGGTAGATGCCACAAAGCTTCAGAAGCTGGAAGGTATTCTTTATGGAACAGATAGTTCTGGATCTACAGAGCCAAGGCTTCCAATGCCTGATGAAATCATTTCCATGATGACAACAGAAGGTTAATTAAATATTCAGTCTATGCGACGTATTCAGTTCGGCTGGCGTCGCTTTTTATTTGAAAGGAGAAATTCAAAATGCATAAAGAAACTATTACTTACGTTGACTTCAACGGGACAGAAAGAACAGAAGACCACTATTTTAATCTCAGCAAAACAGAGATTACGGAGTTAGAAGTAAGTATGCCTGGTGGTCTTGCTGAGTATCTTATGGGAATTGTAAATGCCAAGAATGTTCCGGAAATTATGGCTTCATTCAAGAAGATTATCTTATCCGCATACGGCATCAAGTCGGCAGATGGAAGAAGGCTTGAAAAAGGAGAAGAAATCAGCAAAGCATTCACAGAATCACCGGCATATGACGTGCTGTTTCAGAGATTATTCTTATCTGGAGATGTTAATGCTGCTTCTGATTTTATCAATGCAATCATTCCTCAGATTAAGGATGATGCAGCACAGTCAGCAGCAGAGAATAAGAATTTAACAGTTGTTTCGGGAACGGCACAGTAAATTCCATTTGGGAGGTGTACAGATGCTTAATATCGTAATACCTTCAGTTGAATTATGGGATGAAAAGAATGAACAGTTCATCCATACAAAGGAACGAAAATTACAGTTAGAGCATTCTCTGGTTTCAGTTGCTAAATGGGAAGCTAAGTGGAATAAGCCTTTTATAAACAAGAAAGAGAAAACCACCGCAGAGATTATCGACTATGTGCGATGTATGACCATTACACAAAATGTACCAGATGATTGCTACAACTATTTAACAATAGCAAACATAGAAGAAGTGAACAGGTATATTGCGTTACCAATGACTGCTACTTGGTTCACTGAAACAAAAAAGAAAATAACAACAAATCGAGAGCAGATTACAGCGGAACTTATTTATTACTGGATGATTAGTTTCAATATTCCTATGGAATGTCAGAAATGGCATTTGAATAGATTGCTTACTTTGATAAGGGTATTCAACGAGAAGAATCAACCTAAAAAGAAAATGAGTCAGCAGGAACTATATCGTCAGCACGCTGCAATAAACGCTGCAAATAGAAAGAGATTTCATTCAAAAGGATAGGAGGACGAAATACTATGGGACTTAATGGTATTGATATCAGCGGTTGGCAGGAAGGTATTGATTTATCTGCTGTTGCCGCTGATTTTGTAATTATGAAAGCTACTCAGGGTACTGGATTTGTCAGCAAAGATTTTGTTAGACAGTATCAGCAGGCAAAAGAAAATGGAAAGCTTGTCGGATGTTATCACTATGCCGAGGGAGGCGATTATGTTGCAGAGGCAAACCATTTCCTTGATGTTGTTGGAAATCGCGTGGGAGAAGCTATTCTTTGTCTTGATTGGGAAGGACAGGATAATCCAACATTTGGTGAGAACGATTTCGATTGGGTTAAAGGATTCTGTGATTATGTATTCTCTAAGACTGGTGTAAAACCACTTGTCTATATTCAGAAGAGTGCTATGGAAAGAATTGACGGTATTGGTGATTACGGACTATGGATTGCGCAGTATCCAGATTACACACCAACTGGATACCAGGAGACACCTTGGAATGAGGGGGCTTATGCGTGTGCTATTAGACAGTATAGTTCAGTTGGTCAGATTAGCGGATATAACGGAAATCTTGACCTCGATAAGTTTTATGGTGATGCTGACTCTTGGAGAGCATATGCAGCTATAAACGGAGAGAATGTGTCACCAGAGCCAACACCTCAGCCAGTAGTTAATACTCCAGATGGTTCCACTCTTGAATTAGTTGAAAGAACTATGAGTGGCGAATTTGGAGACGGAGATGACAGAAGAGCTAATCTTGGAACACGATACGATGAAGTACAGAGTTTCATTAACCATATTTATGAAGCTTCTGCCAATGATTTGGCAAATGAAGTTCTTTCTGGAAAATACGGTAATGGTGATACAAGAAAGGCTGTTTTAGGAGACCGTTATTCGGAGGTACAGGGAATTGTAAATGGTGAAGCAGAAAAGAAATACTACACAATTCAGTCTGGTGATGTGTTATCAAAAATCGCCGCTGCTAATGGTACTACGGTTGACAATCTTGTACGTCTTAATGGCATTGGCAATCCGAATCTGATTTATGCAGGTACGAAGATTAGAGTTAAGTAGGGGTAAATACATATGATCAGTTTCAGACAAAAGGGCGACTTCCACAAGCTTACCAGATATCTGGAAAGAGTGAAAGAAGTAGCACAGATAGGCGACCTTGATAAGTATGGTCGTCAAGGTGTGGCAGCCCTTGCGTCTGCTACGCCGAGAAATACTGGAAAAACTGCAAATTCGTGGAATTACGAAATCAAGCAGGAGAAGGGTTCAGTATCTATTAGATTTTATAATACAAATATTCAAAATGGAGTTCCAATTGCAATTATCTTGCAGTATGGACATGGAACTCGTAACGGAGGCTGGGTACAGGGTCGAGATTATATCAATCCTGCTATTCAGCCTATTTTTGACGAAATTGTCAAGTCGGCGTGGAAGGAGGTTACAAGTCTATGAGTACAACTGTTGATCAAAGAGTCGTTGAAATGCGATTTGACAATAAGCAGTTTGAAAATAATATTCAGACAAGCTTATCTTCTATAGACAAACTTAAAAAGAGCTTGAATATGGATGGAGCAACAAAAGGACTTGAAAGTGTTGAAAAAGCCTCTGGTAAGATAAATCTTTCTGGATTATCAAATGCTGTTGAAACCGTTAATGCTAAATTCTCAGCATTAGAGGTTATGGCTATTACGGCATTGGCAAATATTACAAATTCGGCAGTAAATGCAGGTAAAAGTATTGTATCGGCACTAACTATCGATCCAATCAAAACAGGATTTCAAGAATATGAAACGCAGATTAATGCAGTTCAGACAATCTTAGCAAATACTTCATCAAAGGGTACTACCCTTGACCAGGTTAATAATGCATTAGATGAGTTAAATCGTTATTCAGATAAGACCATTTATAATTTTACGGAGATGACACGTAATATTGGTACCTTTACAGCGGCGGGTGTTGATTTGGATACCTCTGTTTCTGCAATTAAAGGTATTGCCAACCTTGCCGCTGTATCAGGATCAAATTCACAGCAGGCAAGTACAGCAATGTATCAGTTATCACAGGCATTAGCGGCAGGAACAGTAAAATTACAGGATTGGAACTCAGTCGTAAATGCTGGTATGGGTGGTCAGGTATTCCAGGATGCTTTAAAAGAAACAGCAAGAGTGCATGGAATAGCTATTGACGACATGATTAAAGATGAAGGGTCGTTCAGAGAAACTTTACAGAAAGGCTGGTTGACATCTGACATTTTAACGGAGACATTATCTAAGTTTACAGGTGACTTGAATGAGGAACAGCTCAGAACTATGGGTTACTCAGAAGAGCAGATAGCATCAATAATCAAAATGGGGCAGACTGCCAATGATGCCGCTACAAAGGTAAAGACATTTTCTCAGTTATTTGACACATTGAAAGAAGCAGCACAGTCTGGATGGACTCAGAGCTGGGAAATTATCGTTGGTAACTTCGATGAAGCAAAAGAATTACTCACAGAGATGAGTAATACATTCAGTGCAATTATAAATTCATCAGCAGATGCTAGAAATAGTATGTTACAGGGTTGGAAAGACTTGGGAGGAAGAACAGCGCTTATAGAAGCAGCAAGAAATGCTTTTGAGGGTGTGCTTAGTATTATTAAGCCTGTGAAAGAAGCATTCCGCGAAATCTTCCCGCCAATGACTGCGCAACAATTATACAATATTACAGATGCGTTAAAAAATTTGACAGCACATTTGAAACTCAGCGATACGAATTCGGAAAATTTGAAAAGAACATTCAAGGGTTTGTTTGCAGTAATTGACATTGTTAAGCAGGCATTCGTAGCAGTTGCAAAAGGAGTAGGCTCTCTATTAGGAGGGACTGGTGATTTAGCCGGTTCTATTTTATCTGTAACAGCTCGTTTCGGAGATTGGCTTGTAAAACTTGATGAAACTATCAAGAAAACAGACATATTTAATATCGCTATACAGACAGTGATTAAATGCATAAAAACAGGTGTGGCAGTAGCAACAGATTTAATTGATAAGGCGGTTGATGCGGTCACAAGATTCGCAAATGCTATAAAGCAAAAGTATGATACTGGTGGATTTGCAGTTATTCATTCTGTTCTGGAAAGAGTACATGCAAGAATGTCAGAAGTTGGAGAAGCTGCTGACGGAATGCGAAGCGGTGTTGAAATTGCAATCGGTGCAATGGGTAAGGCACTTGAAAATTCTAAGTTTTTACAAGTACTCCAGGCATTATGGGATGGGGTAAAGACTATTGGAACTGGTATTGCAAAAGCAATGAAGACTCTTGCAAGTGGATTTGTAGAAGACATTAGCGATATCAATTTCTCAAGTGTGTTCGATGTTCTCAGCGGAATTTCATTAGCTGGAATTGCGGTTGGAATCAATAAATTCCTTAAAGGAATAACAGATGCTGTGAGTGATGTTACGAAACTAACAGACCAAATCAAGGGGATTCTTGACAGTGTTAGAGGTTGCTTTGAAGCATATCAGACACAATTGAAAGCGGGAACTTTGATTAAGATTGCCAGTGCAATCGCAATTCTTACTGGCGCGATTGTTGTGCTTTCACTTATTGACTCTGCAAAATTAGCATCAGCTATTACCGCATTAACAGGATTATTTGCAGAACTTATGGCATCTATGGCTATCTTTACAAAGATAAGCGGCGATCTTAAGAAAGCAACAAAGACAGTTACAATTATGTTGGGATTATCAGTTTCGGTGCTAATTCTTGCATCAGCATTGAAAAAGATTGCATCTTTGAGTTGGAATGAGATAGCTAAAGGGCTTACCGGTATTACAGTAATTTCTGGCGTATTGGCAGGAGTTGCAAAAGTTATTTCAAAAGATGAAAAGACAATTGCAAAAGGGGCGTTTAATCTTATATTCCTGGCAACAGCTGTTAAGATATTAGCATCCGCTTGCAAAGATATATCGCAACTTAGTTGGGGAGAACTTGGCAAGGGACTTACTGGAGTAGGTGTCCTAATGGCAGAAATAGCTTTATTCTTGAATACGGCTAAATTTAGTGGAAAAGCAGTATCAACAGCAACGGGAATTCTTGTGCTATCAGCTGCTATAAAAGTATTAGCATCCGCTTGCAAAGATTTTGGTTCTATGCAGTGGAGTGAGATTGGAAAAGGTCTTACAAGTATTGGTATATTACTCGCAGAGATTGCAACATTTACAAATCTTACAGGCAATGCTAAACATGTTATATCTACTGGTATTGCATTAATCGCTATTGCAGGCGCAATGAAAATTATGGCATCGGCTGTAGAAGATTTTGGTTCTATGCAGTGGGATGAAATTGGCAGAGGACTGACCGTTATGGCAGGGGCATTGGCAGAGATTACATTAGCTGTCAATTTAATGCCTAAAAATATGGTATCAACAGGTGTTGGACTTATTGCCGTTGCCGGAGCACTTACAATATTGTCAAATGTTCTAAGTACAATGGGAAATTTCACATGGGAAGAGATTGGCAAAGGTCTTGTTACTATGGGAGGAGCGTTAGCGGAATTATCGATAGCGTTAAATCTTATGAACGGAACATTAGCTGGTTCAGCAGCATTACTCATTGCAAGTGCTTCGTTAGCGGTGTTGGCACCAGTTCTGAGTATACTTGGTGCTATGAGTTGGGAAGCAATAGCAAAAGGTTTGGTTTCTTTGGCAGGAGCATTTGCAATTATAGGTGTAGCTGGTGCTGTATTATCACCGATTATTCCAAGTATTTTAGCGTTAGCAGGGGCATTTACACTTATAGGTGTCGGAGTTGCTGCGACAGGAGCAGGTTTATTAGCTGCTGGACTTGGACTACAGGCACTTGCTATTGGATTTACTGCGGTAGCAGCAGCTGGAACAGCAGGAGCGACAGCACTTGTAGCAGCATTGGCAGTCATCATTACAGGCGTGGCAGATTTGATTCCGGCAGTATTGGTCAAATTGGCAGAGGGAATTGCTCAGTTCTGCGTTGCATTAGCAGGAGCAGCGCCACAAATTTTAGAGTCGCTGGTCATTATTATTACGGCTTGTCTGACGGCGATATCAAATGTTGTACCACAACTGGTCGAAGTTCTCGTAACATTGTTGGTTACAACTCTTCAAACTTTGGCTGAGCATACGCCAGAAATTGTACAGGCTGTGTTCGATATTCTGATTGCATGTCTACAAGGAATTGCAGATAATATCGGAATGGTGGTTCAAACTGCTATAGATATTGTGCTGAACTTTATCGACGGAATAGCACAAAAATTACCAGATGTGATTCAATCTGGTGTTAATTTGTTGTTGAGCTTTATTGAGGGAATAACAAGTGCTATTGACAATAATTCAGCAAGATTAGCAAATGATATAAGAAATTTATTTTTAGCATTGTTGAGAGCAGCGGTTCTTGTACTTACAGGTGGAATTGTTGACATTAAAGCCGTAGGATCTAAAATAATGAATTCAGGGCTTATTCAAGGTATTAAAGATAAACTGTCTCATCTCAAAGAAACCGTACGAGATTTGATATCAAATGCGAAACAGGTTATTGAAGATAAAATTGATTCCTTTAAAAGTATCGGTAAACATCTTATTAGTGGATTTATCGGTGGTATTAAAGATAAAGCTTCTGACTTAGCAAACTCTGCACTTAGTGCAGTTAAAGGCGCTGTAAATGGTGTAAAGAGTTTCTTGGGCATTCATTCCCCTTCAAAGTTGTTTGCTCAATTTGGTAGATACACTGATGAAGGATTTATCAATGGCGTGAAGGCTTATGCCGGAAAAGTATCCGATGCTACTGTTGATATGGGAAAAGGTGCCGTCGGAGCAATGTCTGACACACTTTCAACCATTGCAGATTTGGTTGATTCGGATATTGATTCGGAACCAACTATAAGACCGGTGATGGATCTGTCAAATATTCAAAATGGTGCTAATCAGTTGTTTAGTATGATGAAGAGCGTTGATGGATATTCATTATCTGGTTCATTAGATATTGCCAATAGAACTGGCAGTCGTATTAATGAAGTAAGAAGTAAAACAACTGATAACTCTAGTGTATTAGATAAGATTTCGGATGCAGTTGGAAACTTTAATGGCGGAAATTCATTCGAAAATACATTTAATATCACAGGAAGTAATCCTAAAGAGATTGCCGAAGAAGTATCAAACATTATTCAGAGACAAGTTGAAAGGAGGGATGCTTCATGGGCGTAATTATTTACAATGGTGTTTCATCAGAAGAATTCGCTATCCAAGTGGAGCATCCGCCTGGATATGAAACTCCGGAAAAAGACTATGAAATTACACATATTCCTGGAAGAAACGGGGATATTTATGTCGATAAAGGGTCATATAAGAACGTATCAAGAAGTTATGATATAGCTGTTGGTGCTGAAAATAAGGATTTTACAATGATGGCAAATTTTATTTCGGAGTGGCTTAACTCTGCGTCTGGATATGCTAAGTTGGAAGATTCTTATGAGCCGGAATATTATCGGCTTGCTGCTTATAA